CCTCACGGCAATCTGGATTGCTTCACAGCAATCCTGCTAGTAATTACCAGGTACTAGCCGAATCCCATCGTTACACTGGAGACCCATAACATGATTAGAAAAAAACTTATAAAGCTTAAGCCTTATGAGATTTTTCCTAATCTCATAAAATGGCTCGCAGATAATTTGACAAAGTCAAATTATAAGGAAACATCTTATGCGTTAAGGATCGCTTCTAAGGTTCTTACAGTTTTAGAGACTCGGGGTAAACCCGAGGCTATTAAGTATTGTAAGAATCTGAGATCTATATTTCTAAAATCCATACTTAGTATGGACTCAGAATTTAATCTCGGAAACCAGATATGGTTACCTAAAATTTTAAGACCTATTATTTCTCATATACAAAAGAGTAAAAGTTACCCGTTTATTCGGCTAATCTTTAGTTCTTTATATATTACAAGATTTATTAGGTTGGATGGGGATATATCTACGAAAACAATAGAGACGGGCCCTGGTTATACCAGAACGCCATCTTCATTGCGACCGTATATTATCTCCTTCCTTAAAGATTTAGGTGTTAATTCTAGACATTTAGGTCGTGTCCCTAAACATTTAATGTTTAAGGAGTTTCATATGTCTTCAAAAAGTGGTCCAAATGGGCATGCCCTATGAACCTCTTTTAAAGATATATTTAGTCTAACTTCTGATCAACTACAATCCATAAGGATCGTAGGAGGACAGAAACTATACGACTTAATGCTCAAATTTTCCGGTCTTTATCAGCGCATTCCGCAATTCTTCGATTGTCGTGCTACTCGCAAGGGTAGTCTGACGTCTCGTCGTTTGGCGAAAATTGTTGATAAAGAAGGGAAAATTAGGGAGGTTGCTATTGGAGACTATTATTCACAATCGGCTTTACGGCCATTGCATAATTTTCTTTTAAAGCAACTCTCAAAAATTAACCAAGACTGCACTCAGGACCAAATTAAGAACTTTTACACTCTAAAGACGTCAAAAGGAAATTCATATCATAGTATAGACCTTACGGCCTTTACTGATAGATTTCCAATTGATATCAATAGAGAGATATTAAGTTGTTGATTTGGAGAAGAATACGCGAACGCGTGGAAGACCATAATGGTAGGTGAACCATTTGATTATAAGTCCAATAAAGTATTTTATCGGACTGGTAATCCAATGGGTCTCTACTCATCATGGGCTTCTACAACGCTAGCGCATCATTTCCTATTATGGTTGGCCTGTAAAAGGACTAACCACAATTGGAGACGATGTAATTATATGCTTTTGGGTGATGATATCGTTATTGCTAACGATATTGTCGCAAAAGAGTATAAAATTATTCTAACTGAATGGGACATTGAGTTTAACGAAAGTAAAACTCATGATTCTGAACATGGCTTCGAATTTGCTAAGCAAATTAGACTTCACGATCAGAACGTCTCTCCGTTTCCCTTATCGGCTCTCTTCGAAAGACAATCCGAAACTATTACTAGTTTAGGAATTATATTGTCAGAGATCCAGTATAAGAAATGGAATTCAGATCTGATGTCGGTCGTAAAGAACTACTATATTCAAGTACTAGGATGAAACCGTCCGAAATATCGGGCGTTCCAACCTACACTTGAGTTAGTAATATCCTTAATCCGTTATCTACAAGGAGAGGAGATTCTAGGCAAGGCCATAAGGTCTTACGTAGTCTCACTACTCGGTAAAGCTGGTAAATGGTCTAAGCCAATGTATAAAAGGTTATTCACCCATTATATAGCGGTTAAGACTATTCAACAGCTATACCTAGATAGCAGAGAAAGGATAGTTAATCCAAAAACACCAGGCAGCTTGGGAGACCTTGCTACCTTTATGGTGATGGAAATAACTTCTTTACGGGACGGTGGAAGTGACTGCTTCGATTTAATCGAAGCAGTTCCCTTCCTACAGGTATATGGAAGAGCTGAAGAATTATTTCTTAAGACCTTCGACAATCTTTACGATTACGGAATGGGAAGCCCAAATGAGCGACTCAGACAGGACATCGGAAAGGTAGATATACCTCTTTCAGACGCGGGTTTCTATGAACGTCATCGTGACGTAATAGTCATCCGCGCTATGAAAGCCTCTAAGATCATAACTAACCTCTTAAAAACGACAACTAAAGTTGACGCTTATAATGGTCAATTGAAGTTTGAACT